CACTATATCGAAGTTCCGGAAGAGAAGTATGATGTTATCGATGGTCTCTTCGAAGAAAACGAAGAACTCGAAACCAATCTCAATGAGCAGATTCAGTCGAACATCGAACTCAAGAAACAACTATTGGCATACGAAGCTGGTAACATCTTCGCTAATGTCTCAGAAGGTTTATCTGATGTCGAAGTTTCAAAATTCGCATCTCTCGCTGAAGGCGTAGACTTCGAAAGCCTCGATCAATATCAAGAGAAACTCAACATTCTAAAGGGCAGTTATTTCAACACTGTTCCTACCACAAATAATATGCTTGTCGAAGAGACAACAAACAAACAAATCACTCAGAATATTAGTTCAAGTATGAACGCATACATGAGTACTTTGGATCGTATTGCTAAACAGAACAAAATCTAATTCCACACAAATAATAAGGAGATACAGAAATGGATTTTTCAACTACATCGTCGTATGACGTACTTACCGAAAAGTGGGAACCCCTACTTTCACATGACGCACTTCCCTCAATCGGGGATAGCTACAAGCGCAAAGTTACCGCTGTACTATTAGAGAATCAAGAGAAGGCTCTTCGCGAGCAATATCTTGTCGAAGCACCTGCCAACGTAATGAATGGTAATTTTCAAACTGGTCAAGTTGGTGTGGGAAATTCAAACATGGCTGGTTACGATCCGATCTTAATCAGCTTGGTTCGTCGTTCCATGCCAAATCTCATTGCTTATGATATCGCAGGTGTGCAGCCGATGACTGCTCCAACCGGTCTTATCTTTGCAATGCGTAGCAAATATAGCACTCAAGGTGGTACAGAAGCTCTGTATGCAGAAACCTTCTCTAAGTTTGGTGGTTCCGGTAATACTTCTACTGCCGCACCTTTCTCTGCAACAGGTGGTATTAATCCAGTCGGTGCATCTGGTGCTGTCCAAGATGCAAATACTGGAACTGCCTTTGGTATTCGTAATACGGAATACGACATAAGCGCATTCCGAGGATTCTTGACTAGTACTGCTGAAACTCTTGGTGCTGGTGGTGGTGCTGCAAACTTCCAGGAAATGGCATTTAGTATTGAGCGTATTGCAGTCGAAGCAAAGACTCGTGCTCTCAAAGCTGAGTACACAACTGAGTTGGCGCAAGATCTCAAGGCCGTTCACGGACTTGATGCTGAGAGTGAACTTGCTAATATTCTTAGCACTGAAATTCTCAACGAAATCAATCGCGAGCTAGTTCACACCATCTACCGTGTTGCTAAGACTGGTGCAACTCAGTTAGATCTTACCGCCTCCGCAACTGGTGGCGTTTACGATCTCAACACCGACTCCGATGGTCGTTGGAGTGCAGAGCGTTTCCGTGGTCTCATGTTCCAGATTGAACGTGAATGCAACGTAATTGCTAAGGAAACTCGTCGTGGTAAGGGTAACTTCATGATCTGCTCAAGTGATGTTGCAAGCGCACTCACAATGGGTGGTTTCATGAATCTTGCTCCTGCTGTGACTGCAAATCTTGATGTCGATGATACTGGTAACACCTTTGTCGGTGTTCTCAATAACAAGATCAAGGTTTACATTGATCCGTATGCCAAGCTTGGTGTTAACTTCTGTGCAATTGGTTATCGTGGTGCATCACCATACGATGCTGGTATTTTCTATTGCCCATACGTTCCGCTCCAAATGGTTCGTGCAGTCGATCAGAATACCTTCCAGCCAAAGATCGGGTTCAAGACTCGTTACGGTATGGTAGCCAATCCGTTCGCAGAGAGCACCAACATCAATGCTCTAGCTTCTAATCAGTACTACCGTATTTTCCAAGTAACCAACCTACATGGTAATACTGGTTTCGGACTCTGATTTTAAGTAACTAAACTGGGGAGAAGATTGGGGAGAGTCGAAAGACTCTCCCCTTTCTATTTGGATAAATACTATTATGACAATAGATACCGATTTTCTAACAGATACCACAAGACCAGGTACACATAATTACCTGAGTACTAATTATTTTAGATTGGCAATTAGTAGAGCACCAACAGTATCTTATTTTGCTCAAGCAGTATCGCTTCCTTCTATTAATATTGCAGAATTAAGACAACCGACAATATTAAGTACGAATATTCCAGTTCCCGGAAATGCCTATACATTTCAGCCGTTACGAGTACAATTTATAGTAGACGAGACTATGAGAAGTTGGCAAGAAATTTATAATTGGATTAAAGTATTAGGAAACTATAAAGATTCTACTGATACTTTGTCGCATCATGACAAATACTCAGACATAACTTTACTCATAACTAATAGTTCATACAATGCAAAATTTGAAGTAGTGTTTAAATATGCATACCCATCGGCTTTATCTGAGCTTCCATTCTCAATAACTGCAGTGGACAATGTTCCTGTATTAGCCACTGTGGATTTTACATACACATATTATGAATTCAATGTATTGACTTCTCCTTGATATGTGATATGATTGAACATTATGACCTTTGATGAATTAAAAGAAATGATCAAAAAAGATATTTCTCTAGACGAGACTCAACTCGATAGAGAATCTGTAAGAACACCTCAAATTCATAATAAGTATCTAATTTTCTTTATGGAAGAGAAGCTGTCTTTAACCCGAATGAATACAGAACTAGATAGTTTGAAAACTAAAAAGTGGCTATATTATAGTGGAAGAATGAGTGCAGATGAACTTAAAGAAAATGAGTGGGAACAGTTTGATCTGCATGTTCTAAAACAAGACTTAGACCGTTTGATTGAATCCGATAGTGCAGTGATTCGTCAAAAAATGAAAGTAGAATACCAAAAAGAAAAGGTAAGCTACTTAGAGAATGTTATTAAGATAATCAACAATCGACAATGGACAATTCGCTCCATTATTGACTGGACAAAGTTCACTAGTGGTCAGTAATAAATATTAGTATGTCCGATCTGGTAATTGAAGATCTAAATTCGGTTTACGTTAAAATAACATGTGAACGTGGTATTGCTAAAGAATTGAATCAATACTTCACGTTTGCTGTTCCGAATCATCAATTCACACCAGCATATAAAAACAAAATTTGGGATGGTCAAATACGGCTATTCAATCTATTCACGCATACAATATATGCTGGGTTGGTTGATTATGTTGTTAAATTTGCTAACGACAGAAACTACTCAGTTGAGCACCCAAACCGAGTAGATAAAGACTACACTGAAGATCAGGTAGCAAAATATATCGAAGAGTTCATAAAACCAACTGCGTTGGGAAAACGAATATCTGCACATGATTATCAAATACGAGCGATAACAGAAGCGATACAGAAGGAAAGAACTCTTCTTCTATGTCCTACTGGTAGTGGCAAATCTTTAATAATATATTGCCTTAGCCGTTTCTTTCTGGATCACATAAAGCCAGAAAAGAAAATACTTATAGTCGTCCCAACTGTCGGTCTTGTTTCTCAGATGTATAGTGACTTTGAAGACTATTCAAAAGAAAACAAATGGTCGGTTGGTAGATACTGCTACACTATATCATCAGGTAAAGAAAAAGACACACATAAGCGTGTTGTCATTTCTACATGGCAAAGCATCTATAAGATGCCTAAAGAATTCTTTGATCAATTTGAAATGGTTGTCGGAGATGAATGTCATTTATTCAAAGCAAAGTCATTATCATCACTTATGTCAAAACTAACTGATTGTCCTATTCGTGTAGGAACAACAGGAACATTGGATGGAACACATACACATAAATTAGTCATCGAAGGACTATTTGGAAGGGTACTTAATGTTACAACAACCTCTACACTCATTAAAAAGAATTTGCTGTCAGATCTCTCTATTGACTGTCTTCTATTGCAATACACTCCTGCAGACATTGAAGAGTCAAAGAGGATGTTATACAAAGAAGAAATCAAATGGCTAGTTTTAAACCGGAAAAGAAATGCATTTATTAAAAATCTGTGTGCAGGGCTTAAAGGAAATACTTTATTACTGTTCAACTTTGTAGAGCTTCATGGTAAACCACTTTATGAAACATTCAAACGAGATATAACTGACAAAGATATATTCTTTATTCACGGAGGAACAGATGCTCAGCAGAGAGAAGAAATTAGAAATGTTGTAGACAAACAGACTAATAGTATTCTAATTGCTTCGTATGGAACCTGTTCTACAGGAATAAACATAAGAAATATTCACAATATTGTGTTTGCTTCTCCTTCTAAATCCGTAATACGAGTGTTACAGTCTATTGGAAGAGGGTTGCGAAAGAGTGACACCAAAACAGGGGTTCGTGTATACGATATTGGGGATGATTTACGTCATAAAAAGTATCGAAACCATTCCTTGAATCATATGGACGAACGCATAAGAATATATACTAGAGAGAAGTTTAAGTACCGAGTAGTATCTCTCCAACTCAAGGAAAATAAATGACACAAATTTTCAGAGTAATAAAATTAAGAAGCGGCGAAGAATTAATCGCTGAAATTGCTGGTTCAGAAAATGGTAAGGTTACTTTAAATAAGCCTATGATATTTAAGACCATTTCTATTCCTGATTCTCAAGGCAACATCAAAGAAGGTGTAATTCTTAAAAATTGGTTATCATTTGGTAAGCAGAGTGAAACTACCATTCCTACTGATTTTATAGCCACTACTCTAGAACCAACTCCTGATGTCATGTCGTATTATCTGTCTGAACAAGATAGAGAAAATCTTCCAATGTATGAGAAGACTCCATTGGCTGATCTTGTTAATCCTAAAGTTACTGATGACCAGGATTTAAATGCTGCTGAATATGAAAATATGATTCAGGATATGTTTGAAAACCTTTTTAACGAAGTAGAGAAAACCAAACTTCCAAAGACTCCTAAGCCCAGCAAAAGAAAGCCAAAGGGTAAGGAAATGGAAAACGTAATACACATGAGTCTGGTTTTTTCTCCTCAAGTATTAGCCAATATGATTAATGACGGGTTGATTGACCCCCGCGATATTATGGATATGATTAATCACTTCAATCTTTCTCAATCTAAGAAGAAGAAGAAAAGAAAGACTGGCGAATCTATTAATGAACATCGATACACTGGAGATGAAAAGGATCGGGATGGTTTTGGTAATAAGTGGACAGACTGGAACCCAGACCCACTCTCAGATGAATATCAGTAATACTTAGAGTATATTTAAGATACTAATATAGATACTAATATCTTTCTCATACCATACACAGACAGTGTAATCATGGTGTCAAGAGAAATCAACATAATTCTTTTGGATTTATCATATTAGTGGTTATACTAGTGAAGTAGGAGTTTATACAATGGCTAAAAAGAAAAAGAAGAAGTCTGTAACATCGGATCCCCCAGTAATAAAACGAATAGAAAAGCCAGTAGATCACTACGTTGATAACAAGCTATTCTATATCGATATGGTCGAGTGGAAGAAGCTCTGCAAAGAAGCAGAAGAGTCTGACGAGAAACGACCACCAATAACCAATTACATAGGCGAATGTTTTATGAACATTGCTGAGCATCTATCCCGAAAGGGTAATTTTGTCAATTACCCATATAGAGAAGAGATGGTATCAGACGGCATAGAGAATTGCCTAATGTATGCTCATAACTTTGACCCAGAAAAATCAAAGAATCCATTTTCATATTTCACCCAAATCATATATTATGCTTTCTTGAGGAGAATTGAAAAGGAAAAGAAACAGTCATACATTAAACTTAAAATGACAGAGCTGATGGATGATGGTTCTGTTCATAGGTGGTTCAAAGAGAACTACTTTGAAAAAGACACAGTACAACAAGCCATATCTGATCATTTCCAAATTTCTGATAATGACATAAAGAAGTTTGAACCAAAGAAGAAGAAAAAGAGAAAATCGTAATGGTAAAGAAATTTAAATCTAGGTATGGGGATGACCGAATCATAACAAAGCGCGATGATGGAACATACACCATCGAAGGACGTACTTTGTTCAGCAGAGGGGGCGAAGATATGTTTGACTTCGAAGGTGGTCCATGTATTATGGTCGGAGATAGACTACTTGATACTGTTAATGATGTAGATGATGTAATCGTAGAATCAATTACAATTGACAGCACTGTAGTAGAAGAAAACTATGCTCGTATTATCATTACTACAAAGAACATTAAACGAGGAAAGAATAAGAAGTGAAAATTGCAATCATCAATGATACGCATTTTGGAGCAAGAAACGATTCACCATTATTTCTTGATTACTTTATGCGATTCTTTAATGATCAGTTCTTTCCATATTGCAAAGAACATAAGATAGACACAGTATTACACTTGGGAGATCTTTTAGATCGCCGTAAGTTTGTAAATTTTAACACACTGTCTATTGTTCGAACTCAGTTTATTGAATGGTTTGAGAACAATAATGTAAGGTTACATTGTATCTTAGGCAATCATGACACATTCTTCAAGAACACAAACGAAGTCAATTCTATCAAGGAATTGTTTTGTACAAAATACAAATCGATAACTCTACACGAGAAGCCAACAATTCTTGACTTTGACGGTGTTAAGATTGCTATGGTTCCTTGGATCAATAAAGAAAATGAACAAGAGTTTTATACATTTATTAAAAACTGCTCTACCTCAATTATCTGTGGTCATTTTGAGTTAAACGGCTATGAAGTAATTCATGGAGTTAACTTCGAAGGAGGAATGGATGATTCTATTCTCTCTTGTTATGAAATGGTCATATCCGGGCATTTTCATGGTAAGACTTCTAAGAAAAATGTTCACTACTTAGGAACCCAATATCAAATCACATTCTCTGACGCAAGACAAGTCAAAGGATTTCATGTATTTGATACGGACACACGAGAGTTAGAATTCGTAGAGAACCCAGAAAGAATGTATCATGTAATAATGTACAATGATGCAACTGATGTTCTTTCTACTAAGTTTGATCTCTATAAGAACACATATGTAAAGATTATTGTTGTTAAGAAAACTAAGCCAGTAGTATTTGATGAATATATTGATAAGATGGTGCAAGCTGGCGTTATCAATATTAATATCATCGAAGACCAGATAGAAACTTCTGAAGAAGTAATTGATATGGCTCAAGATACCATTACAATTATTAATGATGAGATAGATAAGCTTGAAATCTCAGAAGATAAAGATAAACTAAAAATGTTGATTCATGAACTGTATATCGAAAGCATTTCTATATGATTATATTTCAAAAAGTAAAATTTAAAAACTTTGGTTCGTTTGGAAACAATTTTACTGAAATAGTACTAGACGCTAGAAAGAATACTCTTGTCTCCGGAATCAATGGCAATGGTAAATCTTTTGCGTTTCTAGATTCTATTACATTTGCACTATTCGGTAAACCATTCCGAAAAATCAACATACCTCAATTAGTGAACTCGATCAACAAGAAAGACTGTGTTGTTGAGTTGTCGTTTCAAATTGGAATTGATAAGTATGTTGTTAAACGAGGATTGGCTCCAAAGCTGTTTGAGATTTATAAAAATGGAGAAATGATCAACCAATCTGCAAAGAATAAAGATTATCAGGATTTCTTCGAAGAACAGATTTTACGAATGAATTACAAGTCATTTACTCAAGTAGTAATTCTTGGTCGTTCTTCGTTTGTTCCATTCATGCAGCTGCCGGCAGCGGATAGACGAAATGTTATTGAAGACATTCTTGACATCAATGTGTTTACAACAATGAACACCATACTAAAGAGTAGAATGTCTCTGACTAAAAGTATGATTCACACATACGATACTGAAATTTCGTTATTGGGTGAAAAGATAAACCTAAAGAAGAAGTTTATCAAATCAATACAGGCAAAGAGCAAAGAGTCTGTTGAGAAAATTAATGAAAAGCTAAAGTTACTAAACGCATCCTGTGAAGAAATAACTCAGAAGAAAGAGACTCATGTTAATTCTCTTTCGTCTATTGTGTTAGATGAAACTGTAAAATCAAAGACAGATAAGACCATTAAGACACTAGAGAAGTTGAAGACTCAAATTCAACAAAACTCAGACAACTGCAAAAAAGAAATTGGATTTTTCCACGATAATGATTCCTGTCCTGTATGTAAGCAAGCAATTACAGATTCTTTTAAGAAAACACAGATTGAACAAAAGGAAGTAAAGGAAACAGAATACGTCAAAGCCATTACTGACATTGATGTTAAATTGGAATCAGCAGAAGAGATTCGAAGCATTCATGAAAAGACATTAGAAGAAATTCGTTCTATTAAATTGTCAATCTCACAGTTGAATATATCATACGATGCTGTGATGAAGAATATAAAGGAACTCACTTCTGAGTTGAGCCACTCTAGTACAACGGAAGATGGTGTCGCTACAGAAACAATAGAGCTAGAAACTATAGAGAATCAATTGGTTGATATCAATACGGGTAGAAAGCAATTACAAGATGGTATTCGCCATATGGAGATAGCAGGAATTCTTCTTCGTGATTCTGGCATCAAGGGAAAGATTATAAAGAACTATCTTCCAATTATTAACAAGACAGTTAATAAGTTTTTATCGGCTATGGATTTCTTTGCACAGTTCAGTCTAGATGAAGAATTCAACGAGACAATTAAAAGCCGTAGTCGAGACAGCTTTAGCTACATGAGCTTCAGTGAGGGAGAAAAGATGAGAATAGATCTGTCTCTATTGTTGGCATGGAGAGAAGTTGCTAGAGTCAAAAACAGTGCAAACTGTAACCTGTTGATTCTAGACGAGATATTTGATTCCTCTCTAGATGCCGTTGGAGCAGAAGAGTTCATGAAGCTTTTGACAGGATTAGATTCCAAAACTAACATATTCGTAATATCACACCGCGCAGACACTCTTGTGGATAAGTTTAGCACGGTTATTAGTCTAGAGAAGAAAAAGAACTTTAGCAAGTTGAGCGTATCATGAGCCTAATGACAACTGATGATTATTTGGAGTTGATATC